CCCACCAAGATCAGCCCTACCACAGGCAAGGTAGCGTTTGCGTTTGCTAAGACAGACGAGGGGCTCAAAGCCTTGCAGGAAAGTACGGATGAGCGTGTGCAGACAATCGTGGCGGCACGGCTTGGTAACAAGTCTACGCTCGAGGAAACCCGTACACAACGATTTATAGAGATGGCGCAGCGGGGCAAGTTCCCAGTGCCACTACGCTACTACGGTGCCCACAGCGGCAGGTGGAGCGGACAGGACTCAGTTAACCTGCAGAACCTACCGTCCCGTGGCGAGAACGCGGGGCGTATTAAGAAGTCCATGCTAGCCCCACCCGGCTATGTAGTTATTGACTGTGACTCTGCGCAGATCGAGGCGCGTACGTTGGCGTGGCTTGCAGGGCAAGCGGACTTGGTACAGGCGTTCGAGAACAAAGAGGACGTGTACACCATCATGGCATCGCAGATTTACGGTATCCCGCAGGTACAAGTTACGCAGGGTGCAGGTAGTCAACGTCAGGTAGGTAAGACCGTAGTGCTTGGTGCAGGGTACGGGGTAGGTCATGCCAAGCTGAAGCTGTTCCTGAAAACTATGGCGGGTGTGGACGTGACCGAGGATGAGGCTAAGCGCATTATCAATACGTACAGGAATACGTACAGCCGAATCCCTGCGCTGTGGCGTAGTGCGGAAGATGCGCTATCTGCCTTGGCTAGTAATAACGGTAAGCAAGTGGATGCTCCGGGGATTATTCACGCTGTACCGGGGAAGGGACTATCACTTCCCAACGGCCTGTTCATTCAGTACCCTGACTTGCGCAAAGTGTTTGATGAGAACGGCAAGGCTAAGTGGCTCTACACATCCAAAGGTGTGACCACAAACATCTACGGCGGCAAGGTCGTGGAGAACTTTACCCAAGCGGTAGCCCGTTGCGTGGTGGCTGAGCAGATGCTGCGTATTTCTAAGAAGTACAAGGTGGTGCTGACCGTACACGATGCGGTGGCTTGCATAGCCAAGATTGAGGAAGCTGCGGAAGCTAAGGCGTACGTCGAGGAATGTATGTCGTGGCGACCCAAGTGGGCGCAGGGTTTACCCCTAGCATGTGAATCAGGTATAGGAGCGAGTTATGGAGACTGTTAATAAACCCCTCATTGATTTGTTTTTTGATCGAGGTATTTCAAATGAGTTTGGAGTACCAACTAATTTTGCACTTAACGTCCCAAAGGATAAAGTACAGACATTTGTGCTGTCACCCGAGGTTGCATTGAGCGCCGAGATGCTTGTGCGTTCTAAGTCTTTTAAGATGCCGAATCTTGTAGACGTACACATGCCATACACGCATACAGTTATTGAATATCCATTGACTGACGATATTCGTAAAATACGCGAGAATGGCAGCATCAACGGCCTTGTAGAGATAACCCGCATCGGCGCGTACATACATGAGATAAAGGAAGGCACGTTTGCTTGCTTGCCTTATTGGGAATTCATCGACGGCAGATTCCAACACAGTGTGTTTACGTTTGTGTTTGGTATGGATGAGGTTGGGGTATTTAACATATCACTTAGCGCTAATGTCAATGGAGACAATGCCATTACCGCCACCATCCTTCCATGCGCATCGTTCATCACGGCCGCAGAACAGGCAGGAGTTACGCCCGATCAGTTTCGGCAAATACTTAGTGCGCCTGATACGCAACAACACATTAGGGAATCCGCCACGGAAATCCCATGCCTTATGTTTGCTTCCTACCTCTTACTTAGTTGCAAGAGTGGTGTAGGTAAGACTAAGGTGGAGGCACGGAAACCGCCTACCGGGCTAAAGCTCGGGGCAAGAAAACAGAAGGCCTATTCTGCGAGTGCTTACACGCTATTGCATTTGGAAGAAATTGAGACGGTTACATCCGAGGGCGGTATCAGTCGGCGCTCCGATATTTCCGCGCATTATGTGCGGGGGCATTTCAAACAACGATCAAGCGGTATCTACTGGTGGAATTCATTTGTTCGGGGTAGTGGGGCTCCCCGCAAGCGCAACGCGTATCTGGTAGAGGGGTGATAAAATACGGGCACCCAAATCAACCAAAGAAAATCATGGCACTTGCACATTCCTATTCGTCAATCAAAGACTTCGAGGGCTGCCCACGCAGGTACCATGAGGTTCGTATCCTCAAGAAATTCAAATCGAAAGACACCGAGGCAACACTATATGGCACTGCTGTACACAAAGCCTTTGAAGAACACATTCGTGATAAAAAACCATTACCAGAAAGTTTTGCAAACTACAAGCCATTCGTGGAACCTCTTGCCAACGCAGAAGGCGACATCCGTTGCGAAGAAAGAATGGCCATCAAGGCAGACTTCACCCCTTGCGAGTTCTTCGACAAAGCTGTATGGTTCAGGGGTATTCCGGATTACCTCGCGATCAACCATGAAAAAGGAATTGCAAGGGTAGCTGACTACAAGACAGGGAAGTCCAGCCGGTACGCAGATACGGCGCAGCTTGAACTCATGGCTGCTATGGTGATGCTGCATCACCCCAAGGTGAATACCGTCAAGGGCGTCCTTTTATTTGTAGTTATCAACGACGTTATTAAGGCCGAGTTTTCTCGTGCCGACTTACCAACAATCCTATCGAAGTGGGCGGGTAGGGCTGATGCGATTGAGAAAGCGGTAGACCTCGGGGTATGGAACCCACGTAGCTCCGCACTGTGTAAATTCTGCCCAGTATCTTCATGCGAGAACCATCGTGGCAACTAAACGTAACTACCGTGCCGAGTACGATAAGTACCAAGGCAAACCCGAACAGATTAAGAACCGCGCTGCCCGTAACAAGGCGCGTAGCGACTACGAGAAAGCCCATGGCGATCTCCCTACCAATACGGATGTAGACCATATCAAGCCGTTGAGTAAGGGGGGCAAGTCCTCTCTAGGGAACCTACGGGCGGCTTCAGAGTCGGCAAATACCAGCTTCTCCCGTACCAAAACTGGTGCGCTGAAGTCCCAAACATCCAAGCGCGAAGCTAAAAAATAAGGTAAGATTTCCCCGCCGAGCAATCGGTGTTCATTGTTTCTCCTTGATTTGCCGGGTAGTTTAGCTACCCGGCTTTTTTCCATTTTCTAAAGTTCCAATATGCAAATAATCGACAACAAAGCACTGCTTTTTAATACGAGAAAGGCAGCACAGATCACCGCGTTAATCCCCAAAAGCAAGGTGGTTGAAACCAAAGGGGATGTGGATAGAGTGCTGGTTAACTGGGGGTTTGACGAAGCGCAACTCCTACGCAACCTAGGTATCAAAGACGTACCTAGCCCCATCTTGGGACGCTACGACTGGCCGGGTATGTTCACCCCATTCGACCACCAGCGCACCACTGCAGACTTCCTCACCGTACATCCACGGTGCTTCGTATTTAACGAGGCCGGCACGGGCAAAACAAGTGCGGCCGCATGGGCAGCGGACTACCTCATGCGCTTGGGTAAAGTCAAACGGGTACTGGTGGTGTGCCCTGTGTCCATCATGGAGACAGCGTGGCGATCGGACTTGTTCAAGACGGTGATGCACCGCACGGTATCCATCGCCCAAGGCACACGCCCCCAACGCCAAGCCATCATCGCCAAGGGCTACGAGTTCATCATCATTAACTTCGACGGCGTGAAGGTCGTTAACAAAGAACTTTTAGAAGGCGGGTTTGACCTCATCATTGTGGACGAAGCCAACGCAGTTAAGTCGGTGCAGACCGACAGGTGGAAAGCCCTTGCTTCGCTAGTCAAGCCCACGACCCGCTTGTGGCTGATGACGGGCACACCTGCTTCGCAGTCCCCCTTGGACGCCTATGGCTTGGCCAAGCTCGTCAGCCCTGACTCAGTACCTAGGTTCTTCGGCGCGTGGCGCGATAAGGTGATGCTCAAGATTACGCAGTACAAGTGGGCACCGCGCAGGGAGTCACAGCAGGTAGTGCATCAAGTGCTGCAGCCAGCGATACGCTTCACCAAAGCCGAGTGCCTAGACCTGCCTGACCTGTTGTACTCCACCCGTGAGGTACCGCTTACTCCGCAGCAGATGAAGTACTACGAAGCGCTACGCAAGCAGATGATGACCATCGCAGCAGGAGCAGAGATCACCGCAGTTAACGCAGCCGCCATGCTCAACAAACTCCTGCAGGTATCTCAAGGTGCGGTGTATACGGATGATGGGGATGTTGTGGAGTTCGATGTAAGTAACCGTGTAGCGGAACTCATGAACGTCATCGACGAGACAGACAACAAGGTGTTGATCTTCGTACCATACCGCCACACGCTGAGCATGCTGCAGGAGGAGCTAGTTAAGGCAGGGCATACGGTCGAGGCTATTCAAGGCGGCGTACCTCCATCACAACGTGCGGAGATCATCAAGCGCTTTCAGACGGAGGACAACCCTAGGATTCTGTTGCTAAGTCCACAGGCTACGGCACACGGGATTACCCTTACTCGCGCCGATCAAGTCGTGTGGTGGGGTCCAGTATCCTCCACTGAAATCTATTTGCAAGCTAACTCTCGTGCCCACCGCGCGGGGCAGGTAAATCACGTTACGGTTACGCACCTACAAGGTAGTCCCGTGGAGCGCCGCATGTACACAATGCTGCAGAGCAACATCGATTTACATCTAAGTTTGGTGGATTTATACAAACAAGTGCTTGACGAATAAATTTGACAGTGTATAATTTCAATCGACATCAACAACAAAAGGAAAACACAATGGACGCAGACAAACTCGTGGCAGTGTATATCAAGATACGCGATGCCAAAGAAATCAAATCAAAGCAGATGGAAGAAGAAATAAAAGTGTTGGAAGACCAACTCGATGCAGTAGCACAAGAGCTACTCAACATCTGCAAGACTACCGGCCAAGATGGCGGCAAGACCGCACATGGCTCATTCACACGGTCTGTAAAGACCCGATACTGGACTTCCGATTGGGACAGTATGTACAAGTTCATCCGTGAGCATGATGCACCTGAACTTCTTGAACGTCGAATTGCGCAGGGTAACTTCGCGCAGTTCCTCAAAGAGAAGCCAGACGTCATGCCCGCTGGTGTCAATGTCGAGTCGAAATACTCGATCCTCGTTCGTCGTTCTTCTAAATAACTTCAAAGGTATATATGAGCAATTTAACTCTTTTCACTTCGGGCGAAGCCCTCCCTGACTTTCTGCGCGATGCGACAGACCCGTCCCTCAAGGACATTGCCGGTAACTCAGGCGGCAAGCAAATCTCCATCAAAGGTGGCGTATGGCGCATGATGGTCGGTGGTGAGGAAGTCGCTAAAAACGAAGACCGCTCCATGAACTTCGTCATCATCTCTGCAAGCAAAGGCGTATCCCGTACGTTCTACGCTGGTAAGTATGAAGAAGGCGCAGTCGTCAAGCCATCGTGCTGGTCGGCTGAAGGTGTGGTTCCTAACACCGAAGTGACAAACCCACAAAGCTCTAGCTGCGCTACATGCAAGCAGAACATCGAAGGCTCCGGTGACGGCAAGTCTCGTGCATGCCGCTATAGCAAACGCTTGGCTGTGGTTCTCGACAATGATATCGGTGGCAACATCTACCGCTTGCAGATTCCAGCTAAGTCTTACTTTGGTAACGCAGTGGGCGACAAGATGCCATTGCAAGCCTACGGTAAGTTCTTGTTGGGCCACGGTATTAAGACACTCTCCGGCCTCGTAACCGAAGCGCGTTTCGATACAAGCGAAGCAGTCCCCGTGTTGAAGTTCCGTGCAGTGCGCCCATTGACTCAAGGTGAGTGGGAATTAGCCAAGGCACAGAGCGAGACTGAGGATGCCAAGCAAGCAGTTGACTTCAAGATGACTGGCGGTAAGGATTCATCGGCTACGTTGGCATTGCCATCCGCCTTTGTGGAAACCCCTGCGTTTGCGGAGTCAACCAAGGCAGCCCCTGCTGCGGATGTAGCACCTGTGGCAGAGCCAGTCAAACGGCCTAAAGCTGCAGCACCTGTGGAACCTGTCGCGACTAAAAACGTGGCCGATATCCTCAGTGATTGGTCGGTAGACGAGTAATGGTTCAAGCTGCTCGGGGTCATAGCACCCAGTTCATTCGCAGGGTAAACCGCAGTGACGTACCTCATGTGGTACGCATGCTTGCCATGGCGTGTATCTCTAGCGAGGCTTCCATAGCGGAAGTTGCGGGGATGTTCGACGTGTCACGCGCTACGGTTTACAACTGGCTGAATGGAGTGTCGGTGCCTCGTGCCGCGCAGCTTGAAATCATGCCCAAGATTACCTCGCGCCTTAACAAGCGAAAGTAATCCCGCCCGGTGGGACGGTGGGGAAACCTACCGTCCTTTTCTTTTTAGCTACACCGTGAAGCTATATGACTGATTTTTTATCATCCGTACTGCCGACAACAGGCACGTACTGCACGGTGGGTATTCGGGGCGGCGTCGTTCGACAGAATTTTCATTCCACCCTTGATGACCTTGAGGCTGCCAGTTCAGCCTATCCAACCAAAGGGGTTGATGCTTATTATGCTCTCGCGTCGTTCCATGATGCCTCAAGCCGTAAGGCGGACAACGCAGCGTTTCTGCGTTCATTTTTCTTAGATTTAGACTGCGGCACTGGTAAGCCATACTCAGACCAAGCCGCCGCTGCGCAAGCCCTTAAAGCCTTCGTACAGGTCACCAAGCTGCCCGTCCCATACATCGTTAACTCCGGTGGTGGGCTGCATGTGTACTGGCCAATGACTGAGGATGTCCCCGCTGATGTGTGGGCGATACATGCCAAATCTTTGAAGCGCTTGTGTGTACTGCACAACCTTCACGCTGACCCTGCGGTGACTGCGGACACTGTACGCATCTTGCGGGTACCCGGCACTACCAATTTCAAGAACGGCGTGTCACGTCCGGTATCCATAATGGTATCTGGAGTACCTACTTCGCTGGAAGGGTTTATCGAGTTACTCCCCGAAGCGCCTGTGGACTTGTCCGCTGCTAAGATGTTTGGAGCAGACGCGGCGATGTCTGAGCTTACTGGGGATTACCCTAAGTGTGAGTTCCGGCGTATTGTCATCCGCAGTATGAACGGCAA